TTAATGACGTTGGTGAAAAGGTCATTATCATTCAACGCCAGACCGGTGTAATTGGTCGTTCCTGCGCTTGCCATGAATACCCCTCCTTACAGACCTGTAGAGCCGACAATGCCGCGTACATCCTCAATCGCGGTGCTGTGACGGAAATATCCATCCCATACATAAGCGCCGTTGTCAGTGCGATATGGACGGCGAACAAATTCAACCGGAACTCTCCAGTAGTGTTGCATTTGGTGACGGTTCGCTTGAATGAACCATGCTGTTGGGTTTGTAGTGTACAGCAACGAGACAATTTCCATGTTCGGAATCGTGTTCTTGTCGTTGTTACCAGTACCGGATTTCAATGCAGATTCCACGATCTCAGCAGCCGTAAACTGCAACGCATGATTCACGATCAGTTTTGAAGGACGCTGGTTAATTTGCAACCCAGCTTCGTTCTTTTGTTGCTGGAATAGCACGATTGCATCTTTCAGGTTTGCGTCCGTCAGTGGGCCGCTTGCAAGGTTGGACCATGTGCCACCTTGGTCGCCTCTGTATGGATGTGCGTTAGAAATCAACGGTTGACCATCGTAAACAGGGGTCGTAAATGCATTATCAAGGACTTTAGCACACTCGGTTTCAACCGTATCTCGAGCACCATGACCGGCATCACGAGTCATGTTTTCTACTTCATTGAATTTGAAGTCATCATACAACTCACGGGACATCTCCACTTGGATCGACCAAGGTTCATGTTCCGTAATGACTAGGTCAGCCAGTTTGAACGACCGTTGTTCCGGGTTTTGAAGTTCGCCCTTCTTCGCCCATTTCCCGGTACCTGCATACCGTTGTACGATTTCAGCGTACTGGCTGGATGTTTTGTCGTTCAGATATTTCGACCATTGTTCCGGTTCTTCATCGTACGCCTCAAAGAATACACGGTCGATTTTCTTAAGAAATACGTCTTGGAATTGGTTGGTTTGCATTGGTGCTGGCATGTATATTCACTCCCCTTAAGCTAGGTATTGACCTGCAGCCGTCACGACTACGTCAACCGTCAGATTATCGTTATCAAAACCTACAACTTGCAAAAATCCGCCTGTTGTATCGTCCGGGTTTAGTGTTGTTGCATCGCTCAACCCATAAGCAGATCCGTACAAATCCGCCGTTGTAAATGTTTTCTTTGTTCCGGCGTTGGTAAAGTTCATCCGAATGACACTGTTTTTAGCCAATACCACCGGAAAATCTTTTGTAGTTGTTGCAGATCCTCCAGTTGTCAGAGATGCATTTGCTAGACCTACGATTTTTCCTGTGGTAGCCGATGTGGCAGTTTGCAACAGACCAGATGCGACCGTCACAAAGTTACCGGCTACAATTGTTTGAGATGCGTCTACATCGAAGTACTCAATGTCGAGATTGTTGTTACCAGCGCCAAGACGGCGCACAACATAAGGTGTGATTGCCATGAGTTAAAACCTCCTATTTTTTCTTTTTGGCTCGATACTCGTTAATGTTCTTAGCGTCAAAGTCCATTAATTCGCGAAGTTCTTTTTCACTGATTCCCATCTGTTTCGCCTGCGCGAGAACAGTACCAGGAATAGCTTTCTCCGTGCTTGCCGCGGAAGGTGTGTCCTTCGCAACTACACGGGTTCTCCGCTGGACTGCGGCACGCTGTTCAGCTTCACGTTTCATTTGCTGCGCCCGCGCCTGACCGCCTAACGCCCAATAAGCTTGCGTTACATCAAGAGTGCCGTTGGACTTGGCGACCAGATCCGTGATTTCTTTCTTCAAGTTAACGATCCCCGGAAAGTCCGGATTGTCCCGCAAATCATTGATCTGATTGGCAATTCTCAACTCCTGCAACTCTTTTTGTAACTGCTGTTGTTGTAACTCCTGCTGTCTGACCTGTGTCTGCTGCTGGATGTACCATTGGGTTTGTGCATCATCCCAACCGTTGTACTCTGCCAGTTGTTGCGCCTGAGTTTGAATCTCGTTCTGAATCTGACGTTCCATCAGCATCTGCTCGATTTTTTCAGGATCGCCGCCTAGTTTTTCGATCACCTTTTGATGCTTGGCATATTTCGCTTCAATCTGCTTTGCGATTTCTTCCTCAAGCTTGCGCTTCTCGCGCTCCAGACGCTTCTCAAAGGCCGTTTTCTCCTTGGGGGATAGTTCCGGTTCATCTTCGTTTTCGGCGTCTGTAGGAGGCTCATGGTCGCCCTCAGGCGCGTCCTCAAAATCTTCGGTTTCAACTTCGACGCCTTCAACCTCCGGTTCGTCTAATGGTTCTTCTTGCGTTTGTACAGCGGCGTCCTGTACGTCTGCGGATTCTTCCGCAAATGCGCCCGTGTTGTTTCTGTAGTCCTCAAGAGTTGGCATTTCAATTCCTCCTTTTGTGCGACGGCATCAACGCACTTATTCGCCCGATCCCGGACTGTTCCCGGTAGGTCACCCACAAATGGGAATAGAAAAGGCCGAAGGATTCTCACCTGCGGCCTGTTGCTAATTGTTTTTAAAATGTACACCTTCATCGTCTATGAAAACGTCTAGACCCTCCACCACTATTTGTTCACCGTCAGGAGATTTAAACACGTCAGTCCATTCGTTAGTTTCTTCGTTTTTGACTGCCGTTCCCCAAGGAAATTCATAAACGCCAAACATCTTACTTACTCCCTTTACCTGGCGTACCCGTTTCCTTGTAAGTCTGGCGCATGCCTTTAGGTCCTGGAGAAGCATCGTAGGTTTTTCCTGAGGACTTCACGCCGCCAGGACCGCAAATATACGGTTTCTTTTGGTTCACCTTCATATCACCTTTCATCTCATTTCCCCCTTCCTGATTTGCGTCCTTTCGCCGCCATGCTCGCCATTTTCTTAGCGCCATACTTTTTCCGACCGATACTTGCCGCGATTGCCTTGGCTGCTTCCCGGTCGTAACCTTCCTTCTGGATCTTCTTGGTGAGTTGTTTAAAGCGTTCTCCGCTTCCTAACTTGGGCTTAGCCACTATTTCCACCAACCTTCTTTAAGGTATTGCCTCGTTTTCATGAGGATCTTGCCTTTATATCCACAACTCACGCAGATCATCCCGTCTTGATGGTAAAATCCGGGCTTTTCGCAGTGAGGGCAGATCGGTTGACTTGCAATCCTGCGATAAGGATTCTCAAAGGCTGCCTGGCGTGCAACAAAGTTTTTCATCATCTCGTTTTTGTGCATGAAGTGTTGCCACGCCTTTTGTTCTGTCGGTGTGAACCCTCTAGCCACCCATCACACCCCCTTGCATTGGAATTACATTAGCAGAAGGTGTTGGCGGCACTTGTTGTGCCTGTTGCGCCATAGCTTGGAGTAACTCAGGCGTGATCTGCGGAGGTATTCCCTGTGGTAGCCCTTGCGGTGGCATTGGCATAGACTGAGGCATTCCAGGTTGTCCAGGAACCTGTTGCTCCCGCATCATATCCTCCTCGTCCTTGAGTGGTAAGCCGACCTCATTCCGCAGATATTCACGCAATTCGTTCCAGAAGATCAGCGGTTTACCTTCAATGCTCAGCTTCGCTAGGTCAACAATCATGTCAAAGATAAACGCTTTATTTGATGGCAATCCGTCACCAATGGAGAGTTTCAAATCAAACTCTGCTTCTCGGGTAATCACGTTGCCGTCTTCATCCGTCAACGGTATATGTTCCGGTTCGCTGCCACCAAATTTACCGGATAATTCGTTAGGAATCAGTTGTTCAATTTCTCGCAATTTTCGAGGATCGTAGAACTTGTAATCAGGTACTTGTCCCTCAATACGGATCCACATCTCGGTATCCCAATTTTCAATCATCTCGTCATAAAGGAGTTGTAGTACCTGCTCAAACCCAGCTTTAAGCATCTCCTTTTTGTGAATTGTGCCCTTTTGCCCGGCCTGTTGTAAGGCGGCAATCGCACGGAATGCCGTTACACCGGTTGGCTGTTGACCACGGGTAACGTCAGGTCGTCCACTTATAATGTCAGCCTCCTGAAACGCCTTCTCGCGACGCGCAGGAACGTCAGACGATACAGGTCTAGCTTCAATCACCCGAAACGCATTGACATCTCTCATTGGCACTCTCAAACCGGCTTCTGCTGTCCATTTACGCGGGTCAAACCCTCGCCCTGCGTTGATGCCGAATGCAATCTGCGGGTTACCCATCAGACGTGCATTAATGCGGATCTGGTCGTCCAATTCGTTGATGATGTCTTGTGTAGGTATAAGCAATTCTACATCTCCTTGTCCCCACAAAACGCCTCTCTGCGGGTAACAAGGTATGACCACGAAAGGATACATATTGCGGCGTTGTAGCTTGCCTTTTTCCTTGCGCGTGTCCTGCAATACGATGTGTTGAGACACCGTGAGGCAGTACAACTCACCGTCATCATCTCGCATATAACACTCTAGCAAGAGCGCCCGTTGAGATGTGCTGTATTCTGACTCGTCCGAGTTGTCGTACTCGTAAATCTTTGGATCGTACAGTACGTTGAGTTGTCGAATGATGTACTTCCCGCGCTCCGGGAACTTCTGGCGGAACCAACTCAGCGGCTTCCAGGTGGCGTGGATGATAAACTCCGCTTCCTGCAGCAGATGGTATGATGTCACTTTAGGATCTGGGAAAAAGTTCGCCGGGTTGATCACCTCGTATGTCGGCAATCCTCTGCCGCCTAATGCGTCCTCGTCAAAAAACACCTTGTATACGCTGGTCCCGAGCTCGAGTCGGTCATGTTCAGCAAGTTCTAACTTTTGAGCGAATTTGTTGTGGTCCAGAACGTATTCCAGCATGTGTTGAACCTGAATTGAGTACAATTCATCGGATAATTCCACTCCGGACACTTGCACCGCTTGTGGGCTGTCCACTAGGTCAGCAATCTGACTGTCAATGATCGGTTTAATGATATTGGTGTTGCTGTTCGGATCGTCCGGTGATTCCTGTACTCTTTGGCGACCATGATAACAGTCGTCAAATAAGCTCCACTTTTCATGTAGCTGCATGTTCTGTTTCGCCAGCCAAGCGCCTTCAAACAGTTGTTGTACCCGTTGGGCTTCTCTTATTTCCTGTTCACTCTGTTTCAAACCGCTTGGGCTCTCCTGGTTGCGTTGGTCTATCGTGTCTGTAATCTCAGTTTTCTGAGCCATCATGTCACCCCTTTCAAGCAAATAAAAAAGACCGCTAGATTAGCCGCCTTAGACGTATTCTCTACTGCTCAACTGTCCTGGATCCCATCCGCCAGGTCTAACACTCCGGCGCTGGTTATCCTGTTGCTCTTGCTTGTACTGCGTCTCCAACTGCAGGTACTCAAGCTGCGTCTGCTCGATCTGTTGTTGCATCTCCTGCATCGTTTTGTCCTTTACCTCAGAGTCACGTTTGATATAACCGATCTGGCGTCCAAATATAAACGCTGTGGACGCTACAGCAGCTGTTAATGTGATGCAGATGAATGCGTAAAGTATGGTCATTTAATCACCATCCCATCTTTCTGAACCAGCTCGCATCGTCATTTTCATCGTTTCTCGAGCGTCTGGCTTCATCTTCGATTTCACTTACATGTTTCACTGTTCCATCTGACCGATAAACAAAAGATTGCCCCTCTTGTGCTGAATTGTGGTTCTGCCCGAATATATCCGGCATCTCCGTAATGTAAGGGTCCATAACAAGCAAAATAATAGCCGATGCTGTGACGGTATCATCGTTGCCACTTGCGGCGTTTGTGTCTCCGTCCTCACCGACTACGTACTTGATACATTCTTTTATCATGCGTTCTGATTTACATCCTAACTGGCGCTCACGAATGAGTTTTGCCAGATTGTCGATCATCAAAGGTTTGGTACGGTTAGAGGTAAACCAACCAATTTCCTGCTTTTCCTGATCCGTGATCTTGTCGTAAGATGTACGTTTGTACAGGTTGGAATAGCTGTATTTGATTGCGTTGATCGTGGTCAAACCGTGGTTGTTTTCCTCGATGGCAATCAGCGCTTCGTTATACCATTCCCCTAGATTGATCAACACCGGATTTCCCAATGCGTCAGGATCTATATGCCCGTGCCACATGGCAACTAGATTCTTGTCCGCATCGTATACCGGTGCGCATGAATAGTCTCCATCAGCCTTCCCTTTCGCAACGTCAACACCGATAAAATATTGTTTTCCTGACTGCGGTCGCTTCCAGACTTCAAGATTCCCGCTGTCGTCCTTGACGAATACAATCCGTTCTCCATGGCGCTCAAGCCTTCCGACTTCACCTGGGACGCAGTGTTTCAGGTATTCCATCAATGTTGGGATATCGAATCTCGGTCTGCCGGATGCTAGGAACGCTTCCTCTGCGGTACACGGATATTCCTGGTTCAGTTTTTCCTTCAAGTCCTTGTACTTCCCGTAGTACCAGTAAAGCTGTTCCCAACTCAATCCCTCGTAGTCCAGGAGGAACTTTAACTTCTGGAAAAACTCCGTCTCACCGCGCATCACATCCTGTTTGAATTGTTCCTCGCGTTCTGCATCTTCAAATCGAAGCACATATTCAGGAGTTAGCCACCATTGATAAAACTTAGGCTGCCAGTTATTCAACCCTTTCTCGGCATCGTCCCACAGGTCCTTGAACTCGTTAAGTCCGTTTGCCGTGGTCTCCAGGATCTGAATGCTGTCCTTCGTCAACGCTTCCCCCAAACCGGTCATAATCGAGTCGATAGAGTCCCAGAACGCCGCTTCTGAACCATGAAAAAAGTTGATCGTTTTAGAACGACCAACTTCCTTGTTACCAGCGGTATTTACGCGCCAACGGCTATTTAGATTTTCAAAGTGGAATTCTCTCCGGTTGTTGTACTTCTCCTTAGGTTTTAACAGTTCCGGAAGCTGGTTGTAAACGAAACGCGCCTTGTCCTCGAAGATGGTGCTGGTGTTGTCTGCACTGTCTGCCAATGTGAAGCCCGAGAAGTTTTTCCCGATGATCGCATTGGCTAATTGATAACCGGTGATGAACGATGTAAAACCTTGCTGTCGACCTTTCAGGACTAAGAATTTCATTGTGGACCGTTTCCCTTCTGCATACTCGGCCTTAGCTTGATTTATATCGTTCAGGAAGCTTTGCTGGACCTCGTTGAGAAAAAACGGAACTGTGTTCTTGTCCTTGTCTACGATGACAAAGGAAATCTCGATCAAATATTCAGGGTATCGTTTGATCTCCTCTCTCACCATAGCGTTCAGGGGATCAACGATATAGTTTACCGCAGCATTTACGAACTCACTATCACGTTCAATGTCGTGGTAGGTGTTCCATAGTTCTTTGCGCCGGTTTATGATCTCTCTGCACGTTCTCATGCAAAGAAATCCTCCAGCTTTTTAGTTACGGTCGCATCTACTTTCAACTTGTCGTTGAAC